TCATCAACGCGGGGAGCGCGTTACACTTGGATATGCCAAGGTTTTTTTTGTCAATTACGCAATCTGCCATAATCTTAATTTTTTATTTTGTTTAACAATTTTTTTGTCTCATTGAGAATTTTAAGTCTACGATTTCAATCGCGTCTACCGGGTCGTTGAAGATGTTTTTTAGGTTGCCTTCTTTCGCTTCGGTTCCCCAATATGGGCGGTCTATTTTGATGTGATCGGGTTCGGTCTGATCACCTTCCCAAAAAAATAATCCTGAGCTGCAGAATTTCAAAATAAACTTTTCGTACAATGGGTAAAGAATTGGTTTAAAGGTGTTGGTCATTCGCTGCTCCGCATTACTGTTGGCGTCCGATTTAGTAGCGATTACAATATTCAATTTGAAATCGCTTATCCCATCTCGTTTGACCTCAGCTATGTCTAGCTTTAGCGCAATCAACGGATAACGCTGCTTTTTCTTAATCGGATCTAGTTCTTTCTTTGTTAACCGATCTGCTATTTCTAACCGATGGCCGTACATGTAGAAAGGTGATCCATCTGTTCCAACCGCAAAGACCTGTTCGTTGTAAGCCTCATAAACGCCCGTGCCGTTACGCATGGATTGAACTACCTTACCGATTTCGTCAGCAATTACGATCATAACCCGAAGTTGTTCATGTATCCAGGTGAGCAAAACTCATACGATAGGTAACTACTCATGTCGTGGTAGCTTGCGGCTACATCGTCATTAAAGTATTCAGAGTAATACAAAAAGCCATACAGAGTATTTTGCACTTCGCAATGACTTCCAGCCAATTCCGCGTACTTATTCCAACCGCGAATGATCCTGCGGTTTGGACTTATAACGCTGGCGTTCTCTTTGGCAGCCACTACAATCCCGCTTCCCGTCTGATTGTCGAATGTGTACTTTGTCCACAGCGAATAAATCAAAGGAACTACCATTCGATTCATGCCATACCATTTTTTCAGGCGATCATCATACAGATACGTATCGCCATAAACCAACCGCGCCCACCTGTTAAATGGTTGCTTTTCCCACTTGGTTGCGTCACTTGGCAAGGATGTGTTTCCGTTTTCGGTCGACTCATAAATGTCTGCCTGATTGGCCGTGACGTATACAGCTTTATCTCCTATGTGATACGTTCCTGGTTGGTATAAGGCTGGCAACTCATTAAACCCAGCAACTAAAGCATCGTAGAATAAGCTACCCAAAAGATCGCGCAATTTCTCCTCCTCGTTATAAGTCACAAACGAATCGAATACGCCTGCAGATAGATCTGAAAGCCCACTCAAATTGAATGGTAATTGATCGAAATCTTGGGTAGCTACAAACATTCTCTTAGTATTTGTTCCGGTAAAGTTGTGCTGAGAAACTTGCCGACATTGTACCTGTACCCGTCCAGCTCACCCTATAATATAGGAATGGCGAACCGTTAAGCCTCCAATGATAAACGTTAGTTGCGTCAGTAGCGGTAACGGTGGCAAGCGCGGTCTGTGTTTCAGCTGTATTCAACGCTTTCCAGTTCGTACCGTCCAAACTACCTTGTAAGGAGATTGTGCCTCCTACGGTGCCGGAAATCTTGGTTACGTTCACTTGAATGGTTGTGTTTACCGTTGGCAAATCCTTCAAGATGCGACATTGGACCGTGCCGGTTCCGGCATTGGTTACCGTATCAGACTTTGGGAATACGCCACCGGTTGATAGCGCGTTGAAAAAGTCAGCTACTTGAGCCTGACTTGTGATCGAAAGCAAGGCTACCAAGCCAACGATCAGAAGAGTTGTTTTTCTCATGTTTTCAAAAATTAAGGAATGTTCAAAGCGTTGATTGCCGCATCAACATCGGTTACTTTCACATAAGCATCAGCGTCTACGTCACGGATCAATAACATCATTTCCTCCTCGGCCAAAATAGTCCACTTGTTTTCGATGAACTGATTTGCGATGAGTCCCATTGTGATATTCACGCTCTCACTGCGATATATGCGACCTTTGGTGAAGTCACCAATTACCAAGCTGTTTGCGTCAACCTCTGAGCTTTCAACTACTTGAACGTTGTCTATTCTCATGCCGTCAGCCGAAACAAAAGGAGGCAAGATGTAGTGTCCATCAACCGCCTTTGCCAATTTGTATTTAAGCACGTCAGCTGGATTCATGGTAACCACGTTTGCGCGATACTTGCTTTGTTTGTTGTTGCTAATGTAAACAACAAGGTTTGCAATCAGATCGTACAAATTGGCCTCAATCAATTTCTGATATGTTGGCAAGCTGGCCAATACCACAGCTGAGGCAGATGTAAGAACCCCTTTTAAATTAGGGCTAGTTCCGTTACCGCGATACAATTGAGTGTCACGTGTCAGTGCAAGATTCTCGCGCAAAAGCGTGTCAACCTCTCCAGCCATAAAGCCAAGGTGACGATATGCCTGTTTGGTTACAGGGATATGGTTTGCGATCACTTCCAATTTGGCAATTTTGTCGATAAACGTGATTGCGGCCTCTGGCTTTGTGACACCCTCTGCCACCGGAGCCGCGTTGCGTGTTTTCGCAAGTTGATCCATGTAGTAGATTACTCCATTACTTTCCTTTATGTCGGCCTCACTAAGCGTAATGGTTGGCCAAAGGTTTTCGAATACCAACCCCTTGTGAGGTAATACGCCTATTCCGGCCTCACGGTAACCCATGCGGTTGTCGGTAACGGACGAACGCTGCACCAAAGTTTTGTCAACTTTGAATTTTACGGTTCCGTTGTTTGCCTCCGCAAGTGCCTTAATGGCTTGTGCGTTGTCGGTGATTTGTTTTTGTACAAGGTCTTTCACCGATTCAAACTTTTCTGTTTTACCAGATACAAGCTTACCAAGTTCAATTCCTTGCTTTTCAACGGCTGTGGTCAATTCTTTGATTGACTTTTCGGTAATTCCGCACGCCTCTAGCTTTGCCGCCAGTTGATCGCTGGTGATGAGTCCTTTTGTCGCGGCCTCAATCGCTGCCTTGGTGGCTTTTCCGTTTTCCTCGGAAACGCCTTTCAGCAATAATTCAAATTCTTCTTTTTCCATTGTTAAATGTGTTTTTTTGGTTGATAATATTTAAGTAGCTCACTAGCTTTTAGAGTGCCTTTTGGCGGCTCCTGCTTACCAGTGGATGGTTCCGGCTGGCCTTTCGTTTGCTGTATTGATAAAGTGGGCGTTGCCCAGTTCGATCCTCTTTTAACTGCGCTGCCTTCTACTATTTTGGCCTCTGTGACTGCCCAAAAATATCCGGCACTTAACGCGTCTTCTTTATTTGCGATTTCATCAAAGTATTTTTCCCAAATAGCGTATTCGTCTTTATAACGATCATCATTTACCGCTAACTCTATTTTGACGTATTGCATACCGACAGAATGGTTAGTTACTTTTCCTGTTCGGTATTTGTCAAACATAAACTCGTTTTCCTTTTTGTCAATGACTGAATCAAAAACAAGGGCTTGCGTTTTGCCTTCGAAGTTTATACCGAGTTCATGCCAGCTAATCTGCTTGGTGAATGCTTTGACGTTGTCAGAAATAGTTCCTTTAAAATTGAACTGATGCTCTTGAATCAAAGAAAAACCCCTAGTCGGGGTTTGCCCCTCCTTTAATGACTTATTCCACAACTGATCAAGATGAACATCGCCGTGCGAATCAAATAGCTTTGTGGTGTTGATAATTGATCGAACCTTTATTTGTGTAGCGGTGTCTGGTATTTCAGTTGATTGCATACCAGCCTTAACGGTTACCTCGGACTTATCTTTTTCGATTACCAATTCAACCGCATAGGATAAGCCGTCAGCCTGTTTCATTACGCTTTTCTTCTGCTGAATCAACTTTGATTTGTTGGTAATCAGATAATCAATCAACTGCGATTTGTCCGCAAACTCTGGCAATTCTGGTTTCATTTCTTTACGATTTGATTTTCTTTGACGATCTTTTCTTTGACCGCTTTAATGTCTTTTATTGCTTCTGGAGTGATCTTTTCCATTTTAGTATTCGGATGAAAATGATTGACTTGCTCCGCTTGCTTTTGCCCATAGCGATTCGTTACGTCCTACTCTAAGAAATACGGGCTTATCAGCTGCGTATGCGGTAGCCCCCGTAAAAGATGGGGCAACTCCCTTGACGGATACAGCGAATTGAATAGTGCCTGAATTTGTGGCAGCGGTTCTGAAAATGCAGTCGGCTCCAGATGTGGCTTGAACTAAAACATATTCTACCGCTGTGGTGTCGGCTAGCGTTACTGATTGTCCTTTTTTTAAGTTTGCCATACTTTATCTTTTAGTTGATTTTCTACGGTTACGGAGCATTTCGGAATATGAGATGCGGCCGGATTTTACTGGTTCCTTTGGCTTTTCATCCTCAACAAGTGTTTTGCCTTGCTCTTTTAACTTTTGCATGTAATCCTCCGAGCTTTCGTTATCTTCGCGATCAGTCCTCATCTCCACCGGATCAAGATTCTCAACGATCTTTTCTTCATCCTTGAATTCGTTGTCTCCAATCTTTTCCTCTTTGATCGATTGGCTCGCTGGCGGTGTCGGCTTGTTTTTCTTGTGCTTTCCCATATCGTTAAATTTTTATTCCAAATTTTGTTAGCTCTTCTTGGTATTGAGCCAATGTAATAGCCTGATCTTGCAAGGCTTTCGATAATGCGTTTACCATTGTAGTGAGTGATTCACCGCGCGCCTTTAAGTCCTCCTGAAATATTGGAAGGTGGAGGTATTCGGCAACTATCGATGTGTTGTTACCTTCCAAGAACTCGGAAGATATACCACCCATCCACTCATTTGCTTCTGGCATTACCGTGCGAACGTATAAACCTTTTTCTGCTTGGTGTTGGTTTTCGTATGTGCTACCCTGAGCGCGTACGAACAATTCAGCTGGAACTCCGAACTCATCTAAACATTTATTAAAGCCCTGTTCGATTTCTTGGAACAGTCCTAAATTCATTGGGTTATTAGTGCCGGCTTGCTGCCATTTAATCGGAAGGTCGGTAATAATGCTTTGGTATTGGCCTTTGCGTGTTCCATAGTTCTTAAACTCGTCTTGCACTCGGTCGCGTTCTTTTGGGTCGATAGGTACCTGACCTACAATATCTTTTCCGTCATTCACCCATGCACCATTCGCACCCCTGTATTTTAGGATTACACCCCTGCTTTCGTAGGCTATCCTGATGTTGTTGATGACCGATGAAAGAGCCGTCAATTTGCTTTCGCCTTTTAACAGGTTCTTATCCGTGGCATGTTCGATGTTAATCCGATTGTCGTTGAAGTGGATTACTACCGATGAATCATAAGGCAGATACTTGCCACCATCTTGCTTCACCTCATACGTTACTTTGGGGCGCGTATCGTGTAAATAGAACGGAATACTATTGTCGTACTTAACGTTGACGATAGTGTCAGGAATCGAATATAAAGCCTTAACGCGTTCGATGTCTGGGTTGAATCCGAGTGGCACGGTTTTAAAAATATACTCGTTACCAAATACCTCCCGGCAAACTTTGGATTGAATAGCGAACTCTTTGAACTGCTGAAACCAATTTGGATTCTGGAGTAATGCGATTAATGCCTGACCTTTTGGGGTGGCCTTATCCTTACCGTCTTGGTCAACTTCACGCAAACGCATATTGCTAAACGCGCGCGCCTTCATGTTGATGATCGCGTTTACTTCTGGAATTTCTTGGTAGGATTTTAGGCAGTCAACCTTATCGAATGTTCCCGAATTGCCGCCAATGACGTAGAAGTATCCGGCACCGTTCTTTTTCACGGTGAAAAGGTTATCATAAATAACGGGCGGAAGCCAGTCCTTTAGTACCAATTTGGAATTGTTTTCCCAAAAATAGAAAAAGGCTTTAATATTCCCAAAATGAGATAGGAATATTTTTAAATCAAAGAGGCCAACCGGATCATGGTCAGCCTCTTTCTAAGTGATTCGTCATTACCTTAGATTCCCTTTATTGCGGGATGCAGTGCAAAATTACACAATGTTTTGAAATAAAAAAGGGGTATAAACCCGTCTGGCTTAACCCCCTTTCCCCTAAACGCATATGAAAATAAACTGCATGGTAAACATAGCTTTAAATCCTGAAATCTCCAACGGTCAGATAGCCGGATGCGCTCCAGCAATCATCGTACTTGTCAATTGTCTCCGAAAGCTGCACCCCGTCAACAACCCGATAACAAAAGTTTTCCTGTTCTCGCTTAAAATCGGGGTCACGGACTATGTGAATGTTGTACTTCTTGAGCATGGATATCCAATAAGCCCGAGAGCCGGGGAACTTCTTTGTAAGCAAAGCATTGATTCCTGACCTCCGCATGTCGCTAACCCAACCTATGCCGGTGTTTGTATTGTCCATGTTGGTATCGCACCATATATGCCCCGTAATGCCCAGCGATCGAACCGCATCAATTACCTGGGTGGAGGTATCACACGGTGAGTAGTACAATTTCTTTAGGAACAGGTCAGGTTTTGGCAGCTTTCGCCTAATTCCTCCCTTAACGATTACGGTCGGGTGAGCCGATCCGAAGTCTAGGCCGTAGCCAAATTGTTCTATGTCTTCCGGAAAGTCGTCAACGTAGGTAACTTCTGGAAATACTAACCCTTCGCGGTTAGCTCTTTCACCTAATCCGTAAACCTTCCATTGGTATACGTCAGCCGTTCCTGCGGCCTCGTTTTTTAATGTGCGCTTGTACTCAACAATTTGCTCACCGGTAAATCCGATTGGATTTTTATCGCAATCGTACAGATGTATGTTCCTATCCTGCTTTTTTAGCTCCCTCCCGATTTCTGAATAGGCGACTGGTTGGTACCCCTCAAATTCACTTCTAATAGAATCCTTTAAGTGTCGATTGTTTTTGTAGGTGGTATATGTGAATACGCAATCTTCTCTTTTCTCATAACCAAAAAACCAGTGATCACTATACTTTGGATTCCAGTCAGCCACTACTAAGGCCTCGCAACGTCTTAGCCAGTTTTCAAAATTTTCTTTGGATACACCTGAAAGAATCTCATTAACAAAAATGATGTCCGAGCGGCTTGCCTCCTTAGTTTCGGTTGATCCGTCTTCGATCCCTCTGAATTTAATTGTTTGCCCAAATAGGTTGTAATTCGGCTTATTATCAACACTTCTTAAATTGTTCTCATTCCAGATGCCAATGATTTGTAGGCATTCACGAAAGTCTTTTAAAGCGTGCTCCTTGCAAGCCGTAAGCGTGTCCCTAAAAATGTATATTTCTAGTTTTTTGTGTCTGTTATGGTCGCATATCCATACAAGAAGGTGAAAGAAGTCGTAAGTTTTACTGCTGCGTCCGCCGCCATTATTACCGATGATCAACTTTGTCTCAGGCTTTCTGGCAGCCACCAGTTGCGCCATCTTGAAGAATAGCCCGTTAGGCTTCCAGATCATTGGTTTTTAAACTGATTTTTAAGGTATTGATAAATCAGATAAACAATAATAGGGTACGCAAACGCGAGTAAAATAGGTATCCAGATCATACGAATGTAATGTTTACGGTTTTTAAGCCCATTACAAAATCATCGTCCATAAGGCCAATATCAATACTTTTAACACTCCTATCAATCACCAATCCATTTATAGCGGAATTAAATAATTGGGGGTCTTTTAGAATTGCATCGTTAACCTTGAAAGCAACATTAATTTCCCCCTGCAATTGCGGGTAAATTGAAACGGCTTTAGGTTGATCTTCCAGAATCTTAGGAAGAAGTAGTGGCGTGGCTATTGCTGCTAAAATTGCCGTTCTTAAAAATTCGCTTCTTTTCATTTGGTTGCAAATTTAGGATTTGATATGGCTTTTACGTTGTGTTTTTGCTCAATTTCAGGCACCCTTGATTTGGCCTCTTTTCTTGACCAAGCCATAAAAACAACCCTAGATTGACCCTCAACCATTGGGCTTACTTCAATGTAATATGCGCGTAAGTTTAGCATCATTTCAATAGTATGAAATCCATAAACGCAAGGAAAGCATCCAAAATGCCTAATTTCTGCATTAGAAATCCTATTAGCATCACCAAATAATAAACTAAATTCATTGCGGCAATAAAAATAACAGGATAAAAACAGATAAACAGAATCTTATTTCGTTTCAAAAGTGTTTTATCGGTAGTCATAAAAATATTATTTGGCTATTTCATTTCACCATCTATAATTTGACCGTCTACCATTGCTGTAATTACCGGAGCAATCTTCTCGCCCTGAGTGGTGATGTCGGTTTGTTCTTTTAATCCGAGGTCGCGGGCGATAATATTGGCATTGAAGAAACCGCTGGCGGCTCCCGAAAACTTCTGATTATACACAACCTCCTCAATTTTGTTAATGACCGCTAAGAAATCTTCGTTTTCTGGCTTAATCGTTGATTTAAATGTTCTAAAGTATCCGGTCGAGCAATCTAAAAACAAGCATAATCCGTGTAATGTAAACGGCTGCTTTACTGGGACTTTTATCATTTCAACGCTTGAGCCTTCTCCATTTCCGTTGGATACAACCATTGGCTTTACTTCGTACTCTGGGTTATCTTGAACCCACTCGAAGTACTCGCATGCGGCTTCCCATAGCTTGGTTGGGTCAGCAAATAACAAATCCCTCCCGTGCTTTGATCGGAGTTTCCAGAATTGGTTTGATTTAGGGGCGCTCAATTTTATTGCTTTAATTTAAATCTTCTAACGGGTCACGAAATACTGGCTTTCCTGATACGCATCAAAGTCTACATTCTCAATCAGAATAACTGCAAAACCATCTGGAATAAAGGCTACATCTTTATTTTTAAGGCTAACCCAAACTCCGCGACATTTATCAATCATGTCAGTAGATCGAATTGAGTCAGCCTCAATTGTTCTTAACTTTCCTGATTGTGAGTAGATTTCAGCTTTCATGCTTTACATTTTTCATTCCTAAACCTATCCCATTTTGTGAAACCGAAACATGTGTTAAGTCAAACGATTTGATTACCCTTACTTTGGTTACCTCATTTGGATCAAAAGCACATTTTTCGTCTTTTGGATTTTGAACAAACCAAAACTTTCCGCTGGCTGTAATCCCAGTCAATTTGGCTTGCACTCCATTTGGCAGCAAGTAAAGATCGCCTATTTGTGGTTCATTCATCACCATTTCCCAACTGGGCATTTACCGTTTTCGGTTCTCAATTTTGCCTGAAGGAGGCATCCGCATTTACCACACGTTCCATTTTTATTCATCATTGGGCATTCGTTACAGATAACTATCCTTTGATTGTAAATATAGTCATTTTTGCCTAAAACTAGGTTAGCGTAGCCATGGACTATTTCGGATACGTGGCTCAATTCTGGTTATTTAGTTTCGCTTTAATGTCCATTTTCACGCCAGTGCGCTGAATCTTACGGTATGCAAACAGGCTTTTAACGTCAAACATGCCGTAAATTACGCATAAAA